CGTATTGGTCATGGCGACCGGGGCAACCATCACCGTATCAACCTGTTGCACAATAGCAAGTGCTTCGCTTCGCATATGGGCGAATGGGCTATTGCCGCTGATTATCTGGCGAACGCGTTGTCCCTTATTCGTTCTGGCGTTATGCCGGCGCGGGCTATCGCCCCGGACGGCGTTCGCGCCGGGCGCGTTCAGCCGAACGCAAGCGGGGTCGCCGTCCTTTCCCTTGATGGCCCGTTGATGAAGGGGCAATCAAAATACGAAGGGACTTCAACCCTTTGGTTCCGTTCCGCCTTGCGCAATGCCGTCAACGATCAAACGGTTTCCGCAATCGTGGTTCATATCGATTCCCCCGGCGGCACGGTCGCCGGAACACAGGACGCGGCAGAAGAGGTTCGCAAGGCGAATATGTCAAAGCCGGTCTATGCCCACATTGACGACCTTGGCGCGAGCGCCGCTTACTGGATTGCCAGCCAAGCGCGGAAGGTCTTCGCTAACCCCATGGCCCAGGTCGGGAGCATCGGAACGTATTCGGTCCTGTATGACATGAGCGGCAACGCCGAAATGCAGGGCGTCAAGGTTCACGTGATTTCGACCGGCGCATTCAAAGGCGCTGGCGAGCCGGGCGCACCCGTCACCCCCGAGCAGTTGCAATATGCGCAGGAACGGGTCAACGCTATGAACGAGTTTTTCCTTGATGGCATTAGTGCAGGGCGCGGCATGGCGCGGGCGGAAGTCAACAAGCTCGCGGACGGTCGCGTTTGGATGGCGAAGGAAGCGAAGGCCAAGGGATTGATTGACAAGGTGCAGGACTTTGACGCCACGCTGGCATATGTCGCGGAAACGATGAATCGAAACAAGCGCGTTCGCAATTAGCGACCCGCATTTCATGAATCATTTTTGCAGTACAGGGAAGGAGAATCAAATGAAAAAGCTTCAGGAGTTGAAGGCAAAGCGGGTCGCCGCCTTGGAGGCTGCGAAAGCCATTGCCGATAAGGCGATGGCCGAGGGCAAGGACATGACCGAAGAGCAGGCGGGACAGGTGGACACGCTTCTTGCGTCTGCCGAAACGCTGGCGGTCGAGATCAAGCAGGCGGAAAAGGTGGAAGAGCGCAGCGCGCGCCTGTCGGCTGGCCTGGATTCGCTGCACGTGGCGACCCCGCGCTCGCAGCTTCCGACCCCTGGCGCGGACTTCGGCGCGGTTTCCCCGGAGCCGTTCATCCCCGCGAATGTGATTCGCGGCGGGAAGCTTGTCGCCTTCGCTGGCGAGAGCCGCGCCCAGGCCGAACTGAAAGCCTTTCGCTTTGGTATGTGGACGCTCGCGGCTTGCGGCAATCGTCGCGCCCAGGCGTTCTGCATCAATAGCGGGCTTCCGGTTGCCGCCGTCACGAATAAGGGCGAGCTTGCGATTGCCACCGAAGGCGACAACGCCACCGGCGGCTATCTGGTTCCCGCCGAGTTCGACGCGGACCTTGTTCGCCTTGTCGAGAGCTACGGCGTGATTCGCGCCAATGCTCGCAACGTCCCGATGATTCGCGAGACGATGAGCCGCCCCCGGCGCACCGGTGGCCTGACGGCGTACTTCGTCGGCGAGAATACCGCCGGCACCGAGAGCACCATCGCGATGGACAGAATCAACCTGACCCTCAAGAAGGTCATGGCCCTGACCACTATGTCTTCGGAGCTTTCCGAGGATTCCGCGATCAGCATTGGCGACCTTCTGATGAAGGAGATTGCCACGGCGTTTGCGTACCTCGAAGACAACTGCGGATTCAACGGCGACGGCACCAGCCCCTACGGCAGCATCACCGGGCTTGTGAGCAAGATCACCGCCGCGACCGCTGGCCTTGCTACCGCCGCTTCCGGTTCCGCTACCGACTGGTCGAAGATCACCCTGGCCAAGATGAACGAGATGGTCGGGCTTCTTCCGCGCTATGCGGCTACCCCGAAGTGGTATTGCTCGCACGGCTTCTGGGGCGCTTGCATGCAGTACCTTGTCGCCGCCGCCGGGGGCAACACTTCGGCGAACATCGTCAACGACAAGCCGCAGCTTGTGTTCCAGGGCTACCAGGTCGAGGTCGTTCAGGTCATGCCGAAGAGCGCGACGGCTGCGACTATCGCCTGCATGTTTGGCGACCTGTCGATGGCGGTTGACTTCGGCGCGGGGCGCGGCGTCACGATCAAGTTTAGCGAGGACGCCACGGTCGGAAGCACGAACATGTTCGAAAGCGATGACATCGCGGTCAAGGGGACCGAGCGCTTCGACATCAATGTTCATGACGTTGGCGACACCACGAACCCCGGTCCCGTGGTTGGGCTTCTCACCGCAAGCTGAATTTGCGCCTGACTCCTGAAAGGAGAATATCATGATCGAAGCAAGAGCGGGAAAAGATACGGTGATGGTTGCCCCGGTCGCCATGACCAATACGCAGACGGTCACGGCGAACCTTGATTGCAAGGGCGCGGGGCACGCGACAATTCGCATTCTGCTAGCGGCGGAACTGAACACGAATGCGGTTGGTCCGACGATTTCGCTTTTGAGCGCAGACGTCACGAACGCGTCCAGCTTCGCCACCGTGGTTGCGAACCGGACCACGGAAGACCTCACCGCCGCGAAGGAAGTGCGGTACGAGGTTGACCTTCGGAAGCGCAAGCGCTATCTGCGGCTGTCCGTCACCACGGCGACGGCGACCAACGACAACGTGACCCTTGCGGCAATCGCCACCCTGACGCGCAACGCGGCAGACCCGGCGAGCACGACCGATATGGGCGATGACGTTGTGGTCACCGTCTGATAATTCCACGGCAAGCCCCCGCCCGTCAATGACGGCGGGCGGGGGCAATCTTTGAGGACACCATGGGCAACCTTAAATTGAATCTTGGCAGCGGCGAAATCAAGTTGCCTGGATTCGAGAACATTGACCGCAAGACCGGTGGCGAAGCTTACCCGCTTCGCTATCGTGACGGCGAGGTTTCGGAGATTCGCGCCTCGCATATTCTTGAGCACTTCAGCTTTGCCGATGCGGCGAAGGCGCTTGCCGATTGGTTCCGCGCTCTTGAGTCGGGCGGGCGGATCCGCGTTGCGGTTCCGGACGTTGCCAAGATTTCAAAGGCGATTGCCGAAGGCGACAAGGACGCTCCCTTTTATCTCATGGGCGGGCAGGCAAACGAAAATGAATACCATCGCTCTTGCTGGACTGAAGAGCGCTTGATTGCGGCGATGAAAGAAGCTGGATTCGAAAACGTTCAGCATTGGCAAAGCGAAGGAATCGACACAAGCGCCCACAAGGTAAGCCTGAATCTTGAGGCGTGGAAGCCTGGGGCAGAATCGCAAGACATCAAGATTTGCGCGGCAATGTCGATTCCTCGCCTTGGCTTCAATGATATGTGGGGCTGCGCGTTTGACGCGCTTCGTCCGTTCGGCATTCCGATCCGCAGATATACCGGCGCGTTTTGGGGGCAATGCCTTCAGGGGGTTTTGGAGGATTGCCTTGCCGATGGTTTGGATTGGGTTCTTTGCATCGACTATGATTCGGTATTCACGCAGAAGCAACTTGACCATTTGCTTGGCACCTTCGGGCGCAATCCGAATATCGACGCGCTTGCAGCGCTGCAACCCCGGCGCACCGATGGCGCACCGCTGATGACAATCATCGGGGCGCGAGACGTAGCGGTAAACGGCGAGCCGATCCAAGTAAACACGGCGCATTTCGGCTTGACCTTGATTCGTCTGGAAGCGCTGGCCGATATCCCGAAGCCGTGGTTCTTCGGCCAGCCGGGACCGGACGGAACGTGGACGCATGCCGATAAGCTGGACGATGATATCTGGTTCTGGCATCAATGGCGGAAGTTTGGGAAGACGGCTTTTGTTGACCCTGATGTTCGCCTTGGACACCTGGAATTGATGGTTAGCCAATTTACCCCAGAAATGGAACTTGAGCGAATCACAGTGAAGGAATGGAGAGAAAGGGTCACCCATGAAGCTTGAAATTCTCGCCCCTGTTTTCCTTGGCCCTCGTGGCTATATCCCCGGTTCGGTTGCGGACGTTCCGGAGATCATCGCCGCAACGTGGATCGAGAAGCGGCTTGCGCGCAAGATGGATGGCAGCGCGCCCCAGGCAGCGGCGGTTGTCGCTCCCCAGGTTCCGGAGCACAAGACGTTCGATGTGCGGGCGCGGGTCGCGGAGCTTCGGCAGGACTGCACGGTTGCCGAGCTTCGCAAGATGTATGAAGAGGTGCTCGGGGCAAAGCCGCCGCGTGGATCGCATGAGGAAGACCTTGCAAACGCAATCGCCGCAACCGAAGCGAAGGGGCGGTAGCCCATGGCTGGACAACCGGAAGCGCCTGTCGTTGTGCCGCCAGCGGTCGAGCCGGTTTCCTTAACGGAAGCCAAGGCTCACTTGCACTATGACGCGGCGGATCAAGACGCGAGGATCGCGGCCTTGATTACAGCGGCGCGGGAATCTTGCGAGGTAGAGACGAACCGGGCATTCATGACGAAGACGAATTGCCTTGTTCTGGATTTCTTCCCCGGTTGTCGGGGAACAATCTATTTGCCGTCGCCGCCGCTTCAATCGGTCTTGAGCATTGCCTACACGGACACGGCAGGAAATCCGCAGACGCTCGCGGAAGCCGCCTATCAAGTTGACGCCTTGTCCGAACCTGGACGGCTTGCCCCGGCTCGCGGATGTGTTTGGCCCGAAACCGATCCAGACACCCTTGGCGCGGTTTTGATTTCCTATCAAGCCGGCTGGACGGACGCGGCGAGCGTCCCGGCAGAAATCAAGCAGGCAATCCTGTTGCTTGTCGGCCATTGGTTCGAGCAGCTAACCCCGGTTATTACCGGGACGACTCAATCTGAATTGCCGTTTACCGTCAAAATGCTTTTGGCTCACCAGAAAATGCCTTTCCTAGCTTGAAAGAAGGGGGAACCCATGCCTACGGGCACAGTCACGAAACAGGTTGTTGCAGGCGGCTTGACTCTCTATAGCCAGATCACGCGCACGGAAGAGGCGAGCATTGCCGAACAGGTCACGCTTCCCGCTGGCAAGGCTGGCGCGATCAGCGCAGCCGGGATTGACGGTCTTGCGACCGGGCACGGCATCCTCGACACTGACACCGTTGACGTTCACTGGACGGTGGCTGGCGTTCAGTATTGCCGATATGGAATCGCGGTTGACACGGCGGCAACGAACGCAATCACCTTTGACGATGACCCCGCTGCGGCGGGGGATGCGCTTCCCGCTGAAGACACGGCGGTCGTTGTGTCCGTTCAGGTTTCTATCGACATCGCCTTCGATGCGAACAATGCAAAGCTTGTCGCCCTGCATTCGGATCAGATTGCCCACGCCGATATGCAGAATGATGACCCCGCTTCCATGTTCGCCGTCAAGCTGGCGCAGAATTCCGTCTGGTTCTGGAATGAGGGCGACAATATCGCGAATCCGTTCATCGGTGCGGACGATGACGTTGCGGCGCATATCATCGCCAGCAACGGAAGCACAACGGCGGCGACGATGAAGATTGTTGTCATGTACGACAGCGTTGCCTAATGAAGCACTATCGCCACCGCGTAACCATTGAAGCGCAGGCCATAGGCAAAGACGCCTATGGGCAAGAGACAAACGGCTGGGCGACAATCGCCACCGTTTGGGCGCTGGTTATGCCGGTCGATGGTGGCGAGAGCTTCAATTCGGGAGCGGTTGCGGCGGTCGGAAGTCTCACGGTTGAAATGTGGTATCGCGCAGATGTGACTTCAGCCTGTCGAATCAAGTACGGCAATCGAACCTTTGAAATCGATAGCGTGACGAATGAGGACGAACTAAACCGCAAATTAATTTTGAAGGTCAAGGAAACGACCTAATGGGCTTGTTCAAGAATGCCGCGCTTGACAAAAGCGGCGGGCGCAAAAGCCTTCAGGTTTTGGTTTCGGTTGGCGGTGCGGATGAGAAGTGGCTGAAGAATATGCTGCGGGAGTTGCCGGTCAAGGTTTTCCGCAGCGTGGTTGGTTCGGCTGCAATGTACGCGATGACCCCGGTTTTGAAGGCAGCAAGAGCCAATGCGCCTGTTGATCGTGGGGTTTTGCGAGGATCGTTGATCAAGAAGAAAAAGAGCTTCCCGCGAAACTTCACAGTTTGGGTTGGCGTAGGTTCCCGCAAGAAGGTTGCACCGCACGATCACCTTATTGAGTTTGGACACCGCATTGTGAGAGGAAAGAAGACGGTCGGGTTTGTTCCGCCTAAACCGTTCTTGCGTCCTGCATTTGAGAACAACAAGCAAGAGGTTATGCAACGCTATCGCGATAAGCTTGTCCTTGGAATTGAGAAGGTAGCGAAAGGAAGATAATGAAAACCATTTTGATTTCGTTCTTTCTGTTGCTCGCCCTTACCGGATGCAGTTGGTTTTCCTCCACTGGCGGAACCTCTAAGAAATCCGGAACGAAGAGCGTCAAGGCTGCGAGCACACAGACGGAAGCGCAGACCATGCATCACAAGATCACGGTCGAGCAACCGAAGGAAAGCGAAGCAAGCAGCAGAATCCTTGCTGGCCCTGAATTGATGGAAGCGACCGTAACCCCAGGCGCGAAGGTCACGATTGATAGCGACATGAGGAAGGACAGTAAAGCGACCGAAGACGGCAGCACAAGCGAATCGGTTGCGGTCGAGAGCGAGAAGAAAGCCGGATTGCCCTGGGGCGTTTATGTCGCGATTATCGCCTTGATTGCCGGTGGCGTTTTTGTCGCCTTCAACTTCGGCCTGTCCTGGGGGCTTCCGCTAATCATCGGCGGGGCGCTTGTCTATGCGATCTTCACGAGCTTCGCAGCGAATCCGCTTGTGGTATCGGTTGCCCTTGGCGCGGCTTGCGTGGTTGCCGTTGGCGTTTACGTTTACCACGCGAACAGCGCAACAGCTACGGCAGCAGACGCAGCCAGCAAAGCAGACGCCTTATCGGCAATTAAGCGAGCGGTTGACACTACCGAGGCGAACGTCAAAGAGGAATTAAAGTCAGCTATGAAGCGCGTTCTTGGCGACAGCAACAACCCCGTCCGGCAGGCGGTTGACAATGAGATTTCAAAAGCCTGAAGAAAGGGCAAGCAATGTCCGGTGATGACAACGCGACGTTCACACGCGAAGAAAAGGCGAACATCTTTTCGGAACTGAAAAACCTTTGCGTTGCCATGGCTGAATTGAAGATCGGGGTCAAGGGCATTGCGGATAGTATGCCTGACCGTCCCTGCCTTTATCAAAAGGAATTAGAAAAGCGTGTTTCCGCGCTTGAGGGATCGAAGAAAGAGGCGGCGAAGGACTGGAAAACAATCGGCCTTGCACTAGTTGACAAGCTAACATGGGCTGCATTAGCCGGTGGATTCGCGTACCTAAAAGGCAAGGGCGCGTTATGAAGCAGCGAGCTTACAGGGTTGCAATCGTTGTATGCTCTTTCGTTATTGGGTTGGCCTTGTGTTTTGTGATTCGCAAATGGTTTCAGCTATAGAAGGGGATATCATGGAAAAGCTAAACGAGTTGAAGACTTGGCTTGAAATCGTCAAGGCATCGCACCAGAACGCAATCGCGGCAATCGAGAAGCAGCTTGCCGACGCGCAGGCAGCGCAGGCAGGAATCCCGCAAGAGCGCGACTATATCGTGATGCTTGACGCGACCCTCGGCAAGGTCAACGAGATGATTGCGCAGGGGTAACGACAATGGCCGACTGCTATCTAATCCCCCCCATGACATCGGCTACCACGCCAAGCGGTATTGCCAGCGACAACGGCAATTACGGTGGATATGAAGGATGGCGAGCAATGGCCATGACAACGCCTAGATCATGGTGGCAGAACGGCGGTGGCGCTCCCTTCATACTGACCTATCAGTTTGCGGTCGCGGTTGCGGTTACTGGATATATCGTTACCGGATACACTTCCGGTTATGGTCCTAAGAACTGGAAAATCCAAGGATCAAACAACGGAACAGACTGGACGGATCTTGACACCAGAGCAGGCGAAAGCGTTGACGATCAAAACACGCAGCACAGATACGACTTCACAAACACCACGGCGTACACTTACTGCCGAATCAATGTGTCCGCTGCAATCAATGACGGCGGTACATGTATTATTACCATGTTTCAGTTTGTCGGATCTTTGTCAGCGGCAGACTATCCGGACCGGGAAAACGTAGCGCCAGACGATACCGTCAACGGTCTGGCCGGGACGATGGACCTTCCAGCATTGTCGAGCATTGACCCTGCGGACACGCTACGCGGAAGCACGGGAACCCTTGATTTGCCAGCGCTGAATAAGGTTGCGCCTTCGGACACACTGAAGGGGAGCGCGGGGACGATGGACCTTCCATCCCTGTCTAATGTTCTACCTTCTGATACTCTTGAGGGAGCGCAGGGCACAAGCGACAAGCTATACAGCGTTGCCGATGAGGCCGCACGTAACACGGTTGCAGACCTCACGAAGATTCCAACCCCGGCGACCGGAGGCCCATCGACATTCAAGCAACTGAACGTTGACCGTACGGGAACGCTAGACCTTGACGCAGTCAAGGCCGCGTATGAGGCCGCGCGCAACAACACAAACGGCACGATTGCTGCAGACATTCTTTCGCCGCATACCGTAACGATTCGGAACGTAACGATCACGGGAACGGCTACCGAAGGCGGCGGCATGACTCCGGAAGAGCTTGCCGCGTGGGAAGCCGCCCGCAACACTGACCCAGGCGCGGCAAACGTTTTGGCCGAATCAGAAGGTGGTCCCGCAAATTATTTGATTCGCGGGGCATCGAAGACCCCGGCATACATTCCGAGTGGCCAAACGCTGCGCGACTTCCCGGTGGCAACAGAGGTCGGGACTAGCGTTCCGGAAATAGCGTTGCGATCAATCGCCCTGGCAAACGGTACGGTTGCGGGGTTGCTTGCCGATAGGATCTTCCCTTCGGAGGCGTCACTCTCCGCGGCCTATCCACTCGCGTTGACCACTTTGATTTCAAGCGACTACGCCGAAGACATGGACGGCGCAGACGATGAAGAGGTCGGGGCGGCCACGGTTCAATTCGACGTTTTCGCAATCACCTACGCTAAGGCAAAGGAAGTTGCGAAGGCGTTGCGAATTGCCTTGAATGGCTTTTCATGTGTGGTGACAATCAATGGCGTATCTCACACGATTCGCCGCATTCGATTGACGAATGAGAACGATGAAATCGACAAGCCAAGGGATGGCAAGTCAGAAGGTATTTTCCGAGTGATTCAAGAATATGAAATCTGGTATCTCTAAAGGAGATCACAATGGACGGGCACGGCACAACCATCACCTTCGGCACAAGCGGCTTTTCCGCGAAACTTATCAGCGTCGAGGGACCGGACATCAAGCGCGAATCAATCGACGAGACGTTCATGGACACCACAGTCGCCAAGGAGTTTGACCCGGCCAGCCTTTACGACGGCGGCGAGGTCACGCTGAATATCCGCCATGCGGTCGGGGCGCTTCCGCCAGTGACAACGGCGAACGAGACAATCACTATCGACTGGGCAGGCACCGGCAACACCTGGGCTTTCAGCGGCCACGTTTCCGGCTATGCCGGCGGGGCGCAGATCGGCCAGCGTATGGAAGGCAAGCTCACAGTGAAGGTTTCCGGAGCAATCACCGTAACCGCTGGCGCCTAAAAAGGGAAAAGCAATGTCCTGCAAAATGGAAGGCAAGAAGCCACGCGAGGAAGATAGCGAAGAGGTTGACGCGCCAGCGGGGGCGGTCCTGTCAAGGGACGCAATCCTTCAGGCGCAAGACATTGAGGTTGTCGCGGTCAACGTTCCGGAGTGGGGCGGGCACGTATTTGTCCGCGTCATGACCGGACGCGAGCGCGACGCGTTCGAAGCGTCGATCACCGCAGGCGGCAAAGAGAAAACCAATATGGTTGATTTCCGCGCTCGCTTTGCGGTCATGGTGATTTGCGACGAAGAGGGGGAACGCCTCTTCGATGCGAAGGATATCGACGCCTTGACGAAGAAGAGCGCCGCCGCCCTGGACCGCGTCTTCGAGGTTGGCAAGAAAATCAACCGCATTGGCGAAGAGGAGCAGCAAGCCCTCGTCGCAAATTTCGATCAAGCCCCGCTCGGCGCTTCTGGTTCCGCCTAGCGTTAGCCCTGGGGAAGAGCGTTCGGCAGGCGCAGCAGGAAATCAATAGCGCCGAGTTTTCGGAATGGCTGGCGTTCTTTTCCGTGGAGCCGTTCGGGGAAGAGAGAGCGGACTTGCGCACCGGAGTTGCAGCGGCAAGGCTCGCAAGCTCTTGGAGTGGCGGAAGCTTCACCGCCCTGGACTTTATGCCGCGATTCGATGAGGCGGGCGGGTTGAAGGAAGATCAATCGATTGAGGACATGCAGGCCCGCTTAGCGGCAGCGGCAGGAGGATTCGCGAAATGTCAACCATCGCCAACCTAGCCGTTTCGCTTACAGCCAAGACGGCGGAATTCACAAGCGGTTTTCGGAAGGCTAGCAAAACCGTTTCCGATTTTACCGGCAGCGTGGGGCGAGTTGTCGGCAAAGTCGGGGGCGTGGCTTCCGCGCTCGCCGGTCTCGCCGGCGCGGCTTCCGTATCGCTTCTTGTGGGCAGCAGTATGGAAGCCATGGACGCAACCGGCAAGCTTTCCGATTCGTTGGGGATCAGCACGGAAAAGCTTGTGGGGTTGCAGCATGCGGCGGCGCTTGCCGATGTTTCGCAGGAAGACCTTTCCAAGGCGCTTGGCAAAACCATTCGGGCGCACGGCAACGCCGACACCTTCTACAAGATCGCGGATCAGATCGCGAACGCGGCGACCGCTGGCGACCGAGCAAGGATCGCCTTTAAGGAATTCGGCAAGGGCGGGCAAGCGCTTATCCCAATGCTTCTTGGCGGTTCGGCGGGGCTGAAGGAAATGCAGCGCGAAGCCGAGAAAATGGGTTTGACCTTCTCGCGGATCGAAGCCGCGCAGGTGGAAGCGGCAAACGATTCCTTTACCAAGCTTGGGGAAACAGTATCTGGTGTGGCGAATCAAATCGCTATTCAGCTTGCCCCATTCATTGAGGCGATGAATGGCAAGCTTGTTTCTATGGCGACTTCCGGAGAGGGGCTTGGCGTTCGCGTGGTCAACGCCTTCGAGTGGATCAGCCAAGCGGTTGCCAAGGCGTCGGAATATATCGGCTTGCTTCGCGCCGCCGTCTTTTCAATGGGTTCAGGTTTCGTAACGGCAATGGAAGCGATCATAACTAAGATGGCGAGAGTTGGGCGCGTGCTCGCGAAGGGCATAGAGTTTATGCCGCGCATGGATAAGAAGGGCGCGGCTATGCGTCAATTTTGGGAAACCGCAGGAAAGGACGCCAGCGACTTCGGCAGCAACTTCCGAAAGAATGCGGATTCCTCTTCGGCGCTTGGCGTTTTCTTTTCCGGAGAAACCGAGAAGAAGGTCACGGATTTCTTCAATGGTATCCGCG